TTCTAAATTAACACGTTCATCACTATCTGTCATTTCAGTTAATTCAATACTATTCTGTCTATTCTTTGTATCTTGTAAACGTGCATTCCTTAATTCAAATTTAAGATCTTTTGTAGGATCTGCATATCGCTGAGAGAATTCTTGAAATGAGAATGACCTATGCCGCAATAGCTGTCGAGCAATATCACGAGTCGTGGTTACTTCCAGGCAAGCGCTAACCATTTCAAATGGCGACCAGTGTTTTTCTCGGATGAGATATCGTAATAGTCTTTCTGACGTTTCGGTGTTGTCTTGGTTGGATGGATTCGAGACACGGGCCGTATAGGCAATGATGTCTTGGAGACTTTCATCTTTCTCTCCTTGTGAGTAGCTAATCAGTTTTACATTCATGGATTTAGAATTCCTATAACATAGTTCTCTGCAGCATTCTCTGCATAAATCTCGCTATGATCATATAGGGTTCTAACTTCAATTAGTTCTTCACCTTTATATAATTCTACGTAGAATCCTTCATCATTACGCATAACATTTGCTTTTCTATCTTTATATTCCTCGTCACCCCAATAGGTACTTAACTCATAACTTTTATATTTCATAGCTTAAAATCCCCGAATTTCCTACCAGCCTCTGTATTATCAAATACAGGTGTATCATCAGTTAATGTTTGTTCGTCGCCATCTACATCATATAGACGCATCTTAGATCTATCAACACCAATAACAAATCTTTTATGAAGTGTTGGATCATTATATCTATTCTTTAATTGTTTAACAGCCATTTGACCTTGTTGTTCTAATTCCTCGGTGGATATAAGAGCAAACATAAGGTCAGCAGTAGCTGGCAAACCGAACGATTCAGATGTATCTTCAAGACCAACATCAGAATTTGAATATCCACTACGAGTAGTTTGAGTCGCAGAAAATAGAGGTACATTAAATTCAACAGCAAGACCACGTAACTCCTCGGCAATTGCTTTAATATATGAATACGAATTAATAGATCCACCCATAGCTTTCATACGTGATGATGCACAAATATTAAGATAGTCAATAAAGATAATATCGGGTTCAAATCGTTTCTTTAATTTTAATTCATTTAAAAGTGCACGAAAATGTCCGGAATGTGCTGATCCGGTTGGATATTCTTTTACAATAAGTTTTCCAGTAGTCTTCTTAGCAAGATCAGATACTTTTTTTGTAAATTCAGATTTCGATACATTGCTTAGTTGATCAATAGGTATATTCAGTAGGTTAGCATCGATACGTTCTGCAATACGTTCTTCAGCCATTTCCATAGTAATATAAAGAACGTTCTTACCTTCTACAAGAGCACTAGAAGCAACATGACACATGAATAAAGACTTGCCAACGCCAGTACCTGCAAGGGCAATGTTAAGTGTTTTATTCGGTACACCACCTTTTGTAATCTTGTTAAAGTATTCGAGATCAAATGGTATACGATCTTCTTCTGTATGATAGAACTCATAGCGTTCCTCCACATTTTCAATATAGTCGTGACCAATGTTTGTATCGAATGCAACGCCTAGTGCTTTCTGAAGCAAATCAGGTAAAGCATTTTTAGTTAAGCTATCATGTTTACCATCGATAATAGTAATTGATTCCATAATAGCATTATAGATTGCTCTATCTTGACACCATTTTTCAGTAGTATCTAGTAACCATTCTTCATCAATATCTTCTTTCGAGAATAGATGAGGTACAATATCACTAGATAATCCATACTGTTCCTCGGACAAGTTGTTAGCTTGTCCGAGTTCAATAATAAAAGATTCTTCAGTTGGAAGTCTATTATACTTACCAACAAACTTACCAGCTTCTTTAAATAATATACGATAGATCCCTTCGAAGTAATCTGGTTTAATAAAGGGCAATACCTTACGCATATACCCTTCATCAGTTAGCAGATTTCTAAGAATGGTCTGTTCAATGTTTTTTTGCAAGTTTGCCTTCTTCTCTCATCTTTTCGCGAATCTTAGTTGCTGAAATACTATGTACTTCTTTTCCAAGATCGTGTTCCGTAAATGTGTATCCAACACCACGACCGTATCCAATGTCAACGATGTTTGGTACGATCATTATAACGTAATCTTCATCCTCTGTAAACCCCTCTTTTTTTAATCCCAAACGAATATTTTCTTTTACTGTTTTAATATCAAATGGATTATCATCTTGTCCAGGTACACGAGAGTTTGCTTCACGAGCTTCCGGTACTGTACGAATCATAATAGCTACCTGACCTGTCATAGCATGACAACGTTTAAATAGTTCAGAATGACCATCATGCCATGGTTGCCAACGACCAAGCATTTGTACAGTCGGATTCTTCCAATCGAATTCTTTAATAATATTCATGTCGCCCATTTATACCTCGTATAGTTTAATTTCTTCTGCAATAGTTTTGATCTCATCGTCGCTTAAATGTTTATCTACAACCCAATCAACGATCTCAGGCTTTTCAAACATTGCATTAGTATCTTCAAAACGCCCCTCCTGAATAGTATTTAACCAGATAACTAGATCTGGCTTAAAGTCGTTTCTGGTCTGACGAGTAGGACAGACAAAGTCGCATATAACATACCGATTATGAGATTTTTCATAGTCAGCAATGTTTCTCATACGATTTGCCTGCCTTACCCTTCCTTCAGGAGAGAAGTCCCAATCATTCGCTTGTTCGCGAATCTTATCTGCATTATACCAAGCACATTCAAGATACTTTTGTAATCGTTCTGCTAACCAGGTTTTACCGGCGCCCGGGAGGCCCATAACTAGGATTTTCATTCTTTGATTTTTCCTTAATCTCTGTAACTCTATTTCTCATCCAGCTAATTGCTGTATTAATATGACCTGTATCTTGTGGCTTTAATTGACTCTCTGCATAAGCAATTTCTTCCATTAACATAATAATACGATCAATATCAGACACTAGTGCCATTGTCTCTTTCCTTTGTAAGTAATGAACCATCACTAATAGCTTGTGCAATTACCGATTCTAGTATATCACCAGCTTCTTCTTGAAGTTCTATGTTTTCTGTAGTTAGATCGGTATCTGGTGTAGATACAATCTGGAAATTAAAACTCATCATACCTTCTTGTTCTTCGTTAAAACTAATTGCACCATATTGCAATACCGTTTCAACAAAGTCACCTTCAAGTATACGAATATTCCATGCCTGATCATGTTCATCAGAAGGTACTAATTCGTAATCTACACCCTCTGACTTTTTTACCGTATCAATCGTCATATTCAATCTCCGGATCAGGCTTGAATAATGTATTACCAATAGAGTATTTCTTTTTTACAAATTCTTTAAAATCTGTATTGTCAAAGACTGGTTTCCAGAATTCTTCTTCTAAGGTTTGTTTCTCTCGTACTTTCGGTTCAAGTAGTTCGCCAGTTTCCTGGTCAACGAGGCAATACCAACCATTAGATGGCTTAGCGACATATTTACCTTCGAGAGCAACGTCAAGCAAACCAGACCACCTCTGTACTCCACCTTCCCAGGAAACTGAGATAGGTATTTTAGACTTCTCTTTAACATAACGCGATTTCTCTACATTAATTACAAAGTGGTAGCCTTTAATCTCTGTACCTTGTTTGTCTTGTTGACGACCAAGAATCCAAATATTATTTGCGCTGTAATAAATTCCAGTACCACCAGAAACAATTGCTTTAGGGAATAATCCCATCTCTTGATATGTATGATTAATAGCAATGAGTGGAATATCTTTCATGTTAAGATACGGCGTAACCATACGGAAAAGGCCTTTAAGAGCTTTTGCCCGTGACATATCAGCAACCGATTTCTCGTTAATCGCATCTTCCATTTCTTTCTTCGAAGCTAGATTGCCAATAGAATCGATCATAATAATAACCTTATCATTCCGATCCAGTTCTTCTAGCTGGCCAATAATATCGAATTTTAATACTTCTACATCTGTAATAGGTGTATGAAGTACTCGTGATGTATCGATATCAAATTGTTCAAAA